CATCTCAACCTAATGTGTGCGGAACTCTCTGTAGCACCAGCATTACTCTGTTGTAACCATTGAGCTTTCGCTTGTAGTTCTCTAACACTTCTGGCACCTGAATATGATAATCCAGATCTAATTCCTCTTTCTAGTTCTTTAATAACATCAGCAAGTTTTCCTCGGTATGGAACTGAAGAGGATATTCCCTCACAAGATGATACTCTGCCTCTCCAATCTCTTTGGGCAGCAGCAGATGCCATGCCTCTGTAAGTCTTTCTTAGTTCACCAGTTTCTGTTTTGAA